CTCTTATCCATATGACCAAAAATTGTTTTACTTATGTCACTAATTTTTGTAAAACCATATGCCAAAGAAGCTAAATAAAATAATTTATCTGTTAATAGGGGAATAAAAGAAGGATTTTTAATAAGGGAGTAGGGGTTATATAAAACAAGAAGATGTATAATAACAAGAATAAAAAATGAGGCACCAGATAAAATCCGCCCAAAACTAGCATCTTCATTTGAGGATAATACTTGTTTAATCCAAGTTAGCATATATTACCTATAAGTTTGTTCTGTTTTATTCTATTCTGTTCTATTTTGTTTTGTTAGTAATCATCAAAGTTAATATTTTATCACTTTTATCATTTTGACTTTGTAGTTGGCTTTCGATTCTGTTCAATTGGTCTTTGGTATCTTCATTATTTTGCTGAACCTGTTGCTCTACCTTGGTTATTCTACTTTCATGAACGGCTACTGTTTTAGATAATTCTGCTGTGTCTGTTTGTATATAACTATGAACCGTAAATCCAAGACACCCACCAAGTAGAACTAATGCCCCAAGAACAGTGCCGAGAAAACTCCAAGAAAACTCTTTACCATTAGCTGTTATCTTACCCATTATAAAGCCCCTTAATTTAATAATTCTGAAGATACTTTATTAACTCTCTTTTAGTATCCATTTCAAGTTGTAATTCTTCTAATTCTATAAATGTATTTAATAATTTTTGAACTTCAATAGTATCTTCAGCCGTATTATTACTTTCATTATGTTGAAAAGAGGCTATAATTTTACATTTCTCTGCTATATCCATCTCTAATAAATCTATATTCTGTAATAAGGATAAAACAGTATCAGAAGAAGTATGAGACATATTTTTTATCCTTATATTGTATATCTTTTTATAGTTTTATAGGTCTTTTACATCTTTCTTCACATCTTCTACAATTTTTTCTACTTCACTTTCCTTTGCTTTTACGGCAGAAGCATCAGCAGAAATAGTAGTAGAAACAGCAGTAGCAGTCTTTTTATTATTAAGACCAACTAATAGACCAATAATAAACCCTATAATTAAACAAACACAAGCTGATAACATATTATTTCCTTTAGATAAGTTTGTTATTATTAATATTAACAATTCTTCATATAGTAAATTGTTTTATTAGTAAGGACAGGTTTGAACAGGTAAGATTCCTTGTCTAACTAATACTTCTCCAGAGGCAAGTGTTATTACTGCTCTTATTAAATATGAAACACCAGCAATACCACCAATAATTCTTTGTAGGACAGCAGGAGGATTATCAATAAAATCAGGAGAACCAAAAATTATGGCCTCTGGATTAGGATCGGTTCCAGAATAAGTAGAAGCAGAAACCACACAAGAAACAATATTATCACCAGTTTGTTGCTCATTTCCAAGCAAAAAAGTAACGGGTATTATTTCTGACGGATCTTTATATGACAGTAAGGACATTAAAACTCCTTGATGGTGGATTAACTATAAAATTACGAGTAATTTCCGGAGAAACTATCCAAGAACGAGCCTTTGGATTCATTAAGTAAATTATTACGGGTTCTTCTGCTACCCATGAACGAGCAGGAGGATTAACTACATAAGTCCAGTTTACTTCTACATAAGTTCCTGCTGTTAATCCTTCACTAGAGCCTGTTATAAAGATATAGCAATTAGAATATCCTGCTGAAACAAGATAAGCGGTTATTTGTCCTGAAATAGAAGGAAGAGAAGCCGAAGAAGAACCAAGAACAGGAGGAATAAAATAGCCAGTAATAGAACCTGTAATAAATAAAGTATCATTAGAAGAAGCATTATTTCCCAGAGCCCCATTACCTGAACCTGTAATAATGGGAAGGGTATTAGAACTTCCTCCTATAAAGTTTATTACATTTCCAGAAGATACTGCTGTTATACTTATACTTCCATTACTATGCCCACCATTACCTATATTAGCATAAACAAAACCAGCAAGAGAAAGGGCTTCGCCTATAGAAGAAGCAACAACACCTCTTACAGCATTAATATTACCAGTAATAGATAGAATCGCATTACTTGTTCCTATATAGTCTATTATATTACCATTTGAAGAACCAGTTATAGCAATTGTATTATTAGAAGATAGGACATTAACACCTCTTACAGCATTAATATTACCAGTAATAGATAGAATCGCATTACTTGTTCCTATATAGTCTATTAGATTGCCATTTGCTGAACCGGTTATATTTAAAGCATTATTAGAGGATAAAACATTAACGCCTCTATTACCTATAACTTGTCCAGAAAGTAATAAGCTTCCATTACTTGTTCCTACATAATCTATTATAGAACCAGTAGAAGAACCAGCTATATTAAGTGTATTACTACTTGTTCCAATTATCTTAATAGCAGCATTAATATTTCCAATAATAGATAAAGTTCCATTACTTGTTCCTACATAATCTATTATATTACCATTTGAAGAACCAGTAATAGATATAGAACCATTACTTATTCCACTAACACCAGAAAACCAATTTCCAGAAGCAGCACCAGTTATAGATAGAGATAGGGCATTAGAAGAAGCAGTATTACCTAAAGCTCCTACAACTTGCCCCGAAAGAGATATGGAAGCATTAGATGTTCCAGATTCGCCCAAAACTCCTACTACTTGTCCTGAAATAAGTAGGGAAGTATTAGAAGAAGCAGTATTACCTAAAGCTCCTACAACTTGCCCCGAAAGAGATAGAGAGCCAGTAGATGTTCCAGATTCACCCCTATTACCTATTCCTTGTCCAGTAATAGATAAAACCCCATTACTTATTCCAGTTTCACCTAAAGCTCCTACAACTTGTCCTAAAATAGATATGGAAGCATTAGATGTTCCGGATATTAAAGAAGTAAAGGTTCCAGCAGCCTGTCCTGAAATAGATAGGGAACCATTACTTGTCCCAGAAACTCCTGAAATAGTAACATTTCCAGAAGCGGTACCAGAAATAGATATAGAACCTTGTGAATAATTAGTTATAATGGATATATTACTTTGTCCATTAATTACAAGTCCACCAGCTTGGGTTATTGTATAAGAAGTTGGCCAGAAAAAGAAACCAGCAACTTCTTCTGATGGTGTTGTTCCTTGATAAATGTCTATATTTCTACGGAAAGTTCTATCTGTCCATAAAGTTGATTTAGTTGTTGTTATTGGATATACAATAGGGTTAGACTTTGACGTTCCAGATACTACAAGAGTCGCAGAGATATTACCAGAGATGACTAAAGAACCAGTAGATGTTCCTGCAACTGCTACTTGTCCCATATCAGTTTCAGAAGCTGATATAACTAAAGAACCAGTAGATGTTCCTATAGTATTTATGTATCCTATAGAAGTTCCTGAAATAGTTATAGGAACTTGTGTAGAGGCATTAGAGAAAGTAGCTAAAACTTCTCCTAAATATCCCGTAGAACTTGTTATAATTTCCTGTGTAAAATTACTAGTTCCTAATGGAGGATTATAATAATTATACATTGAATAGGAAGGTAAGGCACTCCAACCATTAGAGGTAGCACTAGTTAAATAAGCTACATATAATACAGAAACGGCATATTCAAAGTATTGTGTTACAGATACGGCAGGAGTATAATAAGTTCCAGCAGCAGCACTTCCATTCCAGGCAGAAGTAGAGGTTAAATATCCAGAGCATCCTGAAATTATGGCTACTGAAAGAATAGTTGAAGTAAATGGAGTAGAATTAGGAGTTATATTTAATGTTCCGGAAGAGGAAATAACAGCATAACATGTATAATACTCGTTACTTTGATTATAATAATAGCCTAAAGAAGTATAAGTGCTTCCTAAATTATCAGAAGGAAGTTCTTGATACCCAGTAACTCCAGATAAACTTACCCATACTATTTGACCTGCTGTAACTGCAATTCCAGTTCCAGTAGAATATTGAGATATGGTTGGTGTTACTACTCCACTAGTTCCTTCATTAATAGTATATCCAGAGGCATTGCCAGATATTCCTAATCCTTCTACTGGATTAAATGCAAAAGTTAAAGTTTCATAAGCGGTATTTGGTCCTGATATTGTTTGAGTAAAGGCTAATGAAGTTGAGCCTATTGATGGATTGTATAGAAGGTAGGCATTATTTTGATAAGTATAATTAGTTCCAGTAATAGTAAGATAAGAACTACTAGAAGAGTTATATATAAAAATTATAGATAATTCATTTGCTGATGTAATAGTTGTTGGAGTAGTTGTATAATTTCCTGCAGTGCTGACCGATCCTGAAGTATAGGAAATAAGAGAAGCATTAGATAAAACATATACTAAAACAATAGAGGTTGGAGGAGAACTATTTCCTGAAATAGTTATAGTTCCAGCAGTAGAAGCTATAGTTGACCAAAGATAAATATAGGGATATCCCCCCCAAGATCCAGTAGAGGTATTTGCAATAGTTCCAACTGATGTATAAGTATTTCCTTGGCTATCTGTAGGAGCATAAGAATTGCTAAAACCACTGTTTAAAAATACATATATAAGATTACCAGCATTTACACTAATGCTTGTTCCAGATGTATATTGAGTTAAACCAGAAGAACTATACCCTGTTACAGTGGACATAATTTAATAACCTCCATAATTTTAATAGAGATTATCATTTTATCACTTATTAATAGGGTGGCCATCTAACCCTCCCCTATTAGTGAGTTCCAACAACTATATTATAACTTATAGAACCATAAGTAGTGGTTGTAGTGTATTGAAAGGTAGACATGCAGCATTGAGGAGCAATTAGAGGCATAGCACAAGCAGCCCAATCATTTTCAACTGTGGTATTGGCTACTGGAATACATGTGGCCTGTATTATTTTTCCAGCAGTTATTCCAAAATTTCCAGCAGTTCCGGTAGTTGCGCTTAATGTAACTCCTGTAATAGCCATAATAGAAGTATCACCAGAAGCAAGACTTATAATTGGATAAACACGGGCAGCAGGAACAGAAGCAGGAATAGAAACTGTAGTTGTATTACCTGTATTACCTAATTGATCTGTATAAGTTATTGTAGCAGTAACAGCAGTAGAGCCCGTTGCTGTATACCATTCAAGGCCCCACATTACATCAGACCCATTTGATTGGCATCTTCCAGAAGCAGCAGGAGTAGTTAAAGAAGAACCTACTGACTGAAGGGTTGCTACGGTTCCTGATAAACCACCCATATGACCAATTCTATCATATAATATTAGATTTGTTACGTTTGATGCTGTATAAGAAGTATAAAGTAATCTATTAGTTGTTCCTAATGTTTCATCCACTAATTGAGGAGCCCAACAACCAACTGTAGATTGATTACAAATAGCCCAAGCACCCGGAGTAGCACCAGTTCCACCAGTTCCACCACAAGTCCATCCAGAATAATAAAAAGAGGCTACTGTGGTTATAGACCCTTTGGCACCAAATTGTCTACATCCAGCAGAGCCATTACCAGCACCGGCTAATCCAGTAATAATATCCCCAGGAACAGCAAAATCTGTCATATTAACTCACCACTTGTAGATAAGAAAAACTAAAAGCACTAATTACAGCATTTCCATTACTGTCATTTAATATAGCCGTAGAGGGTGTGCTACTTCCATTAGGATCAAATATAGAAACCACTGTATAGCTGCCTGGATAGAAAGCAGTAAAAGGTGGTAAAATAGTTACTGTATTTCCAACAGCTATTGACATATCTTATACCTATTCTTTCTGTTTTTACTACATCTGCCGGGTAAAGGATGTCACAGCCAAAGGACCTGAAGCCACAATAGAAGTAGTGTTCAAGTTTAAATCTGATCCAGAAGTTCCAACTAAACCCTGCTCAAGAGTTGTCATTAAAGTAGCTGTTCCAGTTCCAGTTAAGGTAGTAGCAGAAGCAACAAACATTTGACCAGCAGCAGCAGTAGTTCCAGAGGGCAGACCAATAGAAATCCAGTTAGCAGAAGTTGAAGTGCCAAGAGTAGCTATATTGTATACATTGCCTACTATAAAACCAGAAGTTGAAATACCGCCAGTAGTTCCAGCAGAATAGGCTCTAAAAAATGAGGCCGTTCCTGTGGCTATTGCGTTCTCCTGGGTAATAGTATTGGCAGTAATTACAGAAGGAGTAGCAGCAGTAGCAGAACTAAAAGGTGTTGAAGAGAAGGGAACATTAGCTAAAATGACGTTGCTGGATAGAGCGGTATCAGCATTAGTAGGAGCAGTTCCAGAAAAAATAGCTAACTGGGCAGCAGCACCAAATTGAGCAGCATAATCATTAAGTTCAGTTTCACGTGAAGCCATTGCTATTGTTAAAGACATTAAATAATCTCCTGAAGAAAGGTAAGTATCTATGTAGTAATTTATATATTAAGTAGCAGAAGTTGAAGCAAGTAAATAATAAGTTACTCCACCAAGAACAATAGAAACTTTATTTGTAACAGTATTAGAAGAGCTTGTAGTTACTGCTAAATTAGTCCAGGAAGGTTCATTAGCTGCTGAACCAGTTCCAGTGCTTGTTAGAAGGGCAGTAGTAGCAGCAGTTGGACCAGCTAATCTTAAAGGAGAACCACCAGTAGCACCTATAATTACATCTCCTAAAGCAGTCATAGGATTAGACATACTAACAATAGTAGGAACTTGTGATTGTATTCTATTTAAAAATAATTTATTTACACCAACTATCTGACATTTACCACTATTGGAAGCAGAAGATAATACTTGATAGTTTATCTGATAGAGGACAACATATTCAATACCAAAGAAAAGTTGTAGAGATAAATTAGCAAACTGTTCTCTTTGAGCCGCAGCTAAATTAGTATAAGTAGTTTGACCAGGAATTGCTATAATTTGTTGACCAGTTAATCCAGTAGTGGCAACAATATAATAGTTTACAAAGGAACTGGTAGCTGCATCTGTCATTTGCCAAGCACCTCCAGTATATTGATTATATTGAATATACGAAGTGCTGGTATTATATATAAAAGGCACAGTATAAGCAGAACCCATAACAAAATTATTTGCAGAGGTTGCTAAATGGACAACATTATAAGGACCAGCAGAAGGAACAGCTGTAGTTAATACATTTATATCTTCAGCATAAACTGTTCCAGAACCAAGAGCCCATTGATTAGCAGCATTAGAATACGTGCTTAAAGTATAACCACTTATAGGAAAATCAGTTAATAAGTTTTTAACGAAAGTTCCATTAGCAAAATATTCAGAAAGCACCCATTCTGGAGAACTATCAAAATGATGCCTCTTATCAAACATAATATAACTTGGAGTTACAGCATCATAATATAAGGCAGCTACTAATGTATTACCTAATGGATTCCAAGCAGTTTGTGAGGAAGTTAAAATACCAGAAGAAGTATAATAAAAATACCATACACCTTGAGTAGCTGTATGAGTTACTGTTTGTGCCCCAGTAAAGGTATATAGAGTCCCCTGATTCCAGATTCTAAAGGAAGAACTAGTAGGTGTTATAGTTAATGTTAAAGTTCCTATATTATACGATAAAGTAGTTTCATATACCAAATTAGTTGTATCATACCAGAAACCATGTAGAGGCACTTTATTATTAGTATTTACACCATAAGCTACAGCCCAACCAGTCATTAAGGTATTAGGATTATTGGTATTTCCGGCACTTTGATTAATAACTACATCACCATTAGTTTTTTGTATACAGGCATATAAAGGATAACCACCAGGAATAGAGGCATCAAACTGTGGTAAACCTCCTAAATATTGCCAAGCTGTATAAGAAGTAATCTCATAAAGTATTCCATTTAAATCGGCAAGTTGGGGAGGAATACCAGAACCATTAGGAGCAACTGGCTGTGAGCATACTAAAGGAAAGCCATCAGCAAGAGAAGCTAAATTAGAACCAGTAGCAGATACTGGTATAGAGTTTCTGCCTCCCGCTGTTCCTGTAGTATTAGTAGCAAAAGGCTGATAAATCGGTATATTTGGATATGTTTGGGACATTTAATGCTTTCCTATCTATAAAATTAATACTTTATGAAATAATACATAGCCAAGAAAGGTTGCATATTATTATGAGGAGCACCACCACCTGTATAACTACTATTCATAGTTCCATCAAAAGAAGGACTATTTCCTCCAATAATTGCACCATTTCCAGAAGGAGATCCAGCATGGGGGTTTTGGTGATTATGGCTTGGCATTTCACCAATTTGTAAGGTATGAGTTACTTCACCACCAGAAGCGCCTACTCCCCAATTTCCACCGGCACCAACAGCCACATTATTAATCATATTAGGAACATAGAAAGTGCTCCCACTTCCACCCCAATAATAACCAATAGCAGAAAAAAGATTAGGGAATGAGGAAGTGCTATACCCACCACCATTACAAAAAAGATAACCAGAAGGAGTTCCAGGTCCAGCAAAAGATATTACAGTTCCAGGAGGAACTCCATTAGCTGCTGTTGTGGCATTTACAGCATTAGTAGCATTTACAGCAGTGGTAGCTAAAGTTGCTGTTGCTGCGTTACCTGCACTTGTGGCATAACCTGCTTGAAGATATCTCCATCCAGTTAGAGATATATTAGGATCTTGTAAATTAGCTGTAATAGTGCTTTGAACTAATGTTTGTCCATCATTCAATAAAACAACACAACCAATAGGAAATCCGCCAATAGCAGCAGCAAGGGTGGCATTGAAATACCATATACCGCCAGCATTAATATATTGTAAAAGGGTTGTTACTTGATTTAATATTCCATTAATATCTTGTCCACGAGGAGGAGTTCCACCAGCAGCCTCTGATGTCATAGTAGCTACAGGAAATCCATCCGCGAAGGAAGCAATTTCATTACCGGCAGAAGTTATAGAGGGAAGAGATAATAAACCGGCATTTGGTCCAGTTAAACCTCTCCAAGGAAGTTGAATTAATGTTGATGTATTTGGAACAGAAATAGCCATATATTGAAGTCCTATTATTAGTAAATGAATTTATAACTATACTAAATTATCATTCCAGAAAGTTCCTTGATTCCATGTGCTTAATCCAGAACCATTAAAACCAATAGTTGTTGCAGGCACATATCCTGGGGAAAGAGACAAAGAAACACCAGTAGGAATAGGAATAATACCAGAAGTTTGTAGAATTGCTAACTGAAGAATGGTTGGCTGAAAGAATAAATATACAGTCATTGTCATATTTCCAGTATCTTTAACATAAGCATTTCCATAACCAGCAAAAAGAGTAGTTAAAAGAACATTAATCGATTGACTAGAACAAGAAGTTATATTTAATAATGCTTTAGCTAAAAGTAGAGTTCTAAAGGCATTATCAGTTAATGTTTCAGTAGAAGAGCCAGATAAAGCATCAGCACCATTCCAAAAAGGGGCTTGACTCCATCCTTCCCAACTATACGTTCCTGAAAGAATGGCCTCTGCAAATCCAAAATAGGTAGTTGTGGGAGGAATTGTTATATATCTATTAATACCAAGAATTCTACCCCAAACATCTAATCCATATCCTTGTGCTGTATTTATGTTCCATATTTGGCTATAAAAATTATTCATATTTGTAGATGGATCAATGTAAGCATTCATATTATTAATTAAAGTTAATAATATGGGAGAATTAGCATATTGGGCAATTATAGTAGATTCAAGATTTAGCATATTATTAAGCCAAAATTAAAGTGATTTCATTAGTTAAAAGAGGAGAAGGCAAATAAGGTATCTGATTTATATTCATTGCTAATTGAGAGGCAGTAGGGGAAGCTGAAGTTCCTATTGATACATTTAATATAGTTGCTGTAGGAAGTATTTGAGAAATAGTGGTATAGAAACGAGAGGCATAAATAGTAGCACCTATATTACTTATAGAGGCAGCACCATCAGTTCCTAAAAAGGCCATATTTAAACCTGTAATACTATTCTGTAATAAGGTTAGAGCATTTGTGGGGGGATTAGAGGCAGCAGCTAATGTTACAGCAATATAAATTGGAATTTGCTGTGGAACTGTGTAGCATATATTGTATGAGGGTTGATTTCCTACTGGATAATTAGTATCATAAATAGTATATAAAGTGCTTGAGTATATAGTGCTAGAAGATAGGGTAAGATTACCACTTAATACATACACTCCAACTCCTCCAGTTGTTCCACTAGTTTGACTTGAAATAGTAACATTATAGGGTTGTTGCGAGGTAGAATTTATTAAACTTTGTCCAGGAGCTATATAACCAGAAGAAATAGAAGTAACAGTTAAGGTAGTAGTTGAAGAAGAGCCTGTAAAAATAGCAGAAGGAGTATAGTTGCACCCAGGAGCTTTTTTTGTCCATATTGCATTAGCTATTGAATAGCTATCTCCACCATTAACTGCTACATAAATTGAATTTGGTATTAAAGTTATTCCGCCAAAGGTTACATTAACAGAAGTATTATTCTCATATAGATAAGCAGAAACTGGAACTGTTGGAGGATTTAAAGAAGATCCAGAAGAGAGAACAGCAGCTTTCATACTTTGTAGTATACCAACAGCATTACCTGCTACACTGGCTTGTCTTCTTACTTCAAAGGCCTGTTGAGTTTCTATTGCTAAACCAAGAGCCTGCGTAGATACTGATACAATAGAGTCCCATCCTGGAGTTGTTTGATAAATATTTAATGGTGCAGTATAAGCAATTGGCCCAGTAGATACATTATTAAATATTATAGTAGTATTTGTAGAGCCAATAGTGGCCCCAGAACACTCATATAGATTTCCAGCACCATCTACAGCTAATGGAGTATTAGCAGCCAATACAGTTCCATTTAAGCCCTGACAAACCACAGAAAGAGTAGTTGAAGTGGCGGGTATTCTGGTTTGAAAATAAATAGAGCCAATGGCATCCTGCATAAATCCTTGAGCATATTGAGGATCTACTTGTGTAACTATATTTAAAAATTGAGAATTACAATCAGAAATAATAGCAGCCATAGAAGAAGCTAATTGACCTTGTGGAGTAGTTAATGAAGAATTTAAACCTCCACCAAAGGCATTATTTATATCTGTTTGAACACCAGAAAGTATTTGATTCTCCTCTGGAATAGTGTATCCAGTAGGAGAAAGAGTAGGAATAGGAACAGAAGTAGTTACGAGTGTCATATTATTAAACCTATGTTAATACTTGAGAAAAAGTAATTCCAGTAGCAGCACCTGTAGTATCTATTATCATAACATCTGCAGAAAGTGCCCTTGAAGCATATTCAAAAGAAAGATTACTAATTTGAACAGATACAACTCCAGGAACAGTTAGAGCAGTAGTTTGTAGAAGAGAGGATATTAATGAAGAAGAATAAGATTGTCCAAATATTTCACTTAAATAAGGAATACCCAAAGTAGTATCATAATAAACTTCTCCTAGAAATGTAGATATAGCAGAAGCAACATCTTGAGCAATAGCTGAAGAATCAGATAATAGTGCTATATTACCTGATGCGTTAGCATATAGGTCCCAATCAGAAGTTTGTAAGGCAAGCGTATTCATATAATAGTAATTGTCCTTTCTATACTTTAATCAGGCAAATTAACCTTGAGGACCACCAGTAGAACCAGAGCCAGTAGTAACACCAGTATGAGTGTGTGTGGTAAGAGTAATAGTTCCAGAAGTTATTTGTCCAGTAGTTGTCAAGGAACCTGACATAGTTGATGTGCCACTACCATTTACTGCTATTGTTCCAGCAACTATAAGATTACCAGTAACATTAGTTGTAGGAGCTGTTACTGTTACAGTAGAAGCAGTGACATTACAAGTAGATGATGTAGTTATAGCAATTGGATTAGGACTGATTACATTTATTCCACTATCACTAATCTGAATATAGTTAGTAGGAGCTATTGTAAAGTTATACCCTCCAATATACAGAGCATCAGAATAGTCAAAAGTTCTTGAAGAAGCAGGCATACTCTGACTTCCACTAACTTTTACGGAACTTATATCCTTTTCTGCAAACATACAAAAGCCGATATCTCCTGCTTTTGGGTCTATTATTACAGCATTATCTCCACCTTGATATCTGAAATAAGGTACATTATATATCTTACCATGAGAAACAGAATTTCCAGCACCATCCACCTGATTTACTAATGGAAGAATAGTTACAGTGCCAACAGGAGAAGTTCCAGAAGACGTAGAGGAAATAACTTTTACTAATGTTGAAGTATGAACTTTTGACAACATCATTTTCATAAAAAAAGACATTTGATTAAAGTCAGAATTTCCAGATGCTATATCTTGTTTACCATATACGGGATTGTCTGTATTTGCCATTATTAATTACCTTCCCAAGAAGCACTAACTTGTGAAAACCAAGCTCCATTAGGCATTAAAGATGATAATTTATGCTCTAATTTATTAATTCTCCAAGTTCCATTAGCTACTGATACTACACTATTTGAAATGGTAACTAATCCACCTAATTTAAGTCCATTATTATATAAACAAGTAAATTTTAATCCTTTTTTATCAAATATAGGATAACCTTTTAATCCAGTATTAGGAGAAATTACGGGACTTGTACCCTTTCTTGCTACACCTCTTGGAGCAATAAATAATATATCATCATCTATACCAAATTCTATATTAGCAGCTTCAGCAATTTGAGAAGCTTGTTGATAAGAAGAACCAGAAATATATTGATTATGTAAAAAAGAATTAACCCCATTATTTTCAAAGGTATATCCCATTTGAGCAGCTAATCCTGACATTAAATTTGCTACAGAAACTCCACCATTATATCCTGTAGGTGAAGCAGGAGCAATAGCAGGATAAAACCCAGCTAAAGCCTCAACATGAAAATATATTTGGTCAGAACTTTCATAAGAAGTCCATGCACCACTAATTTCTCCTCCAAAAGCCACTTTTAATGGTGATGTAGTATCTCCCGCTAGAATACTAATTCTACTTTTATGTATTGCTAATGGTTTTTCAGATTTAGCTGGTAAAGTGGTTAAACTATTCATATCAGATTGTGTCATACCAAATACTTTTATTTTAGCTTGATTTTTACTTGGATGACCTGCCTTAACAATTTCAACTTCGGCTCTTAATCCAGATAAAGATAAAGTATTAGATCCATTAGCAAAAGTTCCACTCTCTAATGTGAAATTTATCTGTAATTCTTTAATGGTATAGGAAGTTAAATTAGACATTATTATACCTTTTAAACATTTAATATGGAGTTAGGAATCTGTAACAGTTGTCCAGAAGTAGTTGAAGGAGCATAAGGACATGTATATAAAGAAATAGTGCAGCTTTGTCCCCCCAAAGTTATATCAAATTGTTGTGAGGGAATTGCCTGAAGAGGAACTAATAATACATCTACTCCTGTTTGATAATAATATAAAAAATATTCTGATCCTAATCCATCATAGGTTGGATTAGCACCATCCATACTATCATTAAAATAAAGAATACCATTAAAAGGAAAGCTAATATAATTACCTATACCTATTAAATTATCACAAGGCATTCCAGTATATATTGTAATTCCATTAACTATTAAATCCATAAATAAACTATTAACCATAATAACCTCTATATTTTATTATATTAAGCACCAGCAGCAGCATGAGCTCTTCCTGCTACATTACTTAAACTTAATGGTTCTGAAACAGCAGTAGAACCAGTTGAATTAGCAGAAGAGGGGGACTGTGTTTGTGATTTGCCTTGAATTGTCTTTCCTTTAGAAGTAGGATTCTTTGAATTTTTTAAAGCAATTGTAGTATATGCTGGAGTTATTTGTCTTATTTCAATAAAGGATAAAACAGCAGTAATCATAGAAACACCATTACTTGCCGTTCTGCTATAATCATAAGACTCTAAAGTAGCATTAATATAAGTTATAGCAGGAGTTACTATATTATATAAATTAGCAGCTGATTTTTCTATTTCCAATTGAGCTAAAAAGGGAATAGTTTTATCTGTTCCATTGGCAGTTAAGGTTATATTAACTTTAAAAGGTTCTACAACTTTGTTATATGATGCAAATGACCCCTGCTCTACTGGAAAATCACTGACTTTTGATGAACCCGTATATTTTAAATCAGAAAAGGAGTCTACATTAAAAACTAATGATCCTGGATTTCCTGCATTTGAACCAACCGCATAATAAATACCCCAACCATTTGCCATTAGAATAAACCTCCATCACTTTGATCAACAAGAGAATGATTTTGTATAGCTCCATGCATTCCATTAGCTATCCCAGAGGCATCAGTAGCTTGAGGAGCATTAACATTTAATTGCTGTATATTAACTTCCTTATGAGAAGTATTATTAACTGCTTTATTAGATATAGAAGGTGATAGGGCTTGTCCTGCATTAACCCCAGAACCAGTAATATTCTTTATATCGCCTATTACTTTAATACCAGATTGAATTGAGCCTTTAAAATCACCAGTTAATAATTTTCCAAAAATAGAATAATAATCTTTTAGCATATTTCCTATATTTTTAAGTTTATTTTCTACCCACATGAAAGGAGCTTCAGCACTCGTTTTAAAACTTGACCATATATCTTTAAATATTTTTTGGGCTCTAAAATAAAAAATTAATATTCCATAAATTAATAAGACTAATGCTTCTGATAAAATACGGTTAATATCACCACATAATTTAGACCATGCTTCTTTAATCTTATCTCCATTACCTGTAAAAATGGCAACTAATAGATTCCAAGCCTGTTTCCAAGTATCTAAATAGGTCATTACTATATCTTTTAATGTAACAAAGACATCCATTACTACTGTTTTTATATTATCCCATATCACCTTAAAGAAATTAAAGAAAGAATCTAAACTGGTCTTACTTCCAGACATCCACTCTTTCCATTTTTCATATGCCCAACCTATAGCAGCCCCTAAAGCAGCTACTCCAATAACAATTAATGTAATAGGTCCACCAATAGCAGCAAGAGCTCCAGCCAAAGACCAAGTAGCAGCAGAAGCAATAAGAGCATTAATACCTATAACAGTAAAGGTAGTAGCTATTGCAAGTAAGGCATCTATAACAATAGATTTGTGTCCTTCTATCCATTGAACAACTTTTATTAAACCATTAGCAACCGCAGTTAAAGCAGGAACCATAACTTCGACTATAGGAAGAGCTGCAGCAGTTATTGTTGTTTTAAGATGATTCATGCCCTTTTCTAATTTTTCGGCATTCTCTGCATCTTGTTCATGAGCCACTCCTAATTTTAATTGTTCCTCTATTGCTTTTTTAGTAGCTTCTCCACCTTCTTGTAATGATCTAACTACAGCTTCTGACAAACCAAAAGTAGCGCCCAATTTAATAGCTTTAAAATCCTGTCCTTTGTCATGTAAATTTTTTAAACCCGCAGCAATAGTAGATAACTGTTCTGTAGGATCTTCCTGTTTAATTTGAGACTTACTAATCCCCAATGCGGCAAGGGCTATTTCTGCTTGTTTTGCGCCTCTTAATTTGGTCCCTACAACAGCTATAGCTTCTCCTACACCCTTAATAGCAGCATCAGCCTCTTCTGAAGTTCCACCAGCATCTTTTATTACTCCTCTAAAGGCTTCTATTTCTTCCATAGAGGTGTGTGCTTCATCTGCCAATCTTTTAGCAGAAAGGGCAGCAGCATTAGTAGATTCTATAAATTTATATATACCGGCAGCAGAAGCCATAATTCCAAAGAACTCAAGAGCTCCTTTAGCTAACTCTGAAAAGGTTTCTTTACCCTTTTCTCCTGCCTTCTCTAAACCTTCATCATACTTTTTATGGTCTAAATCAAGTTCAGCAATTAGTATATCAACTATAGTAGCCATTATTTAATTTCCTTCAATCTTTTAATCTTTTAACATGTATATTAAGTAATTTAGTCTTGATTTGCTGCTTGCTTTCTCTTATAAATCAAGTATTCGTTATAGTTATCTACCTGTATAATTTCTAATAAAAGAAACAAGTCTTCAAGAGAGTATATTTCCTGCAACTCTTGAAGACTTGCTAATTTTTTACTTATTACAATCCCTATTCTTGAGGTTGTATTTTGATACTCCGCGAGATTTTCTTCGCCGGAATAGCTGCTGATTCTGATTGGTTGCCAGTGTAAAAAAAACCAATATGTAAATCTAATACTTCTTTTCTTAATTTTAATCGGGTGCTAATTTCTTCTATATCTTCTTCCATTAATGCTCTTCCTTGAGGCATGGCAGCAGGAGCAATTTTAACACACTCCATCATTTCATCAAGTAGGGGTTCAGCTAATTCAAAAGGAATAGAACCCAAACTAGATAAATTAACATTGGCCAATCCAGCTATACCTTGTTGAGCAGCATCTTCTGGAACTTCAATACCACTTTTCATGAGAGCTAATAGAGCCCTCATTGCCCATTTTTCAGCTTTAGCAGCACCCATTTCAGTAATAAGATAAGTTTTTCCCTTATCACGATTTTCAGCATCAATTGTAACTAATTTAGTTTTTCTCAAGTTATTACCCTAAAATGTAATTATAGATTACTCTTAATAACACTTTCCCAAACGATAGTGTATTCAACAGGCTGTAAAGTTCGTTTAGCAGCAGGCATATCCATATAAGAAGTTAAAAGACCATTAGTAAGAGTATATACAGAACCATTATCCGCCATTGTTATAGTAGCTTGGGCAAAGATAACATTTCCTATAGTGGCCATACCAGAATACCAGTCATCAAAAATTTGTCTGGAAGGAGAATCTGCCTCTAATTTAACTTTCATAGTTCGTTCTTTATATACAAAGCCCCCAGACAGATGACCATCAACACCCATACGATGTTCTACATGGGCTGCTGGATCTAGGTCAAACATATCATCTACAGAAAAGCGGGAAATTTGAACAGGAGAATCATAAACTCCTGGAATCTGAATCGCCAGAACTGAATTGATGGAGGTAATTGATTGAATCGGTATTGCCATTTTAGTAAACTCCTGTTATTATTTTATATCTATCTTTTATTATTTATTTCTGTTATTCTTATTATTCTATATCAATGGAGGCAAGACTTAGAGTATTAATACTTCCACCATCCATATACCAAAGAGTGCAGGGAGGGGTGGTTCTATTTCCACGTGAAGTAGCTGTGGCATCTAATATCTGAAGATAATAACCAGCAGAATAAAGAGTATTAGCTATATTTGTTCCAGCCTGTGAATTTACAAGAGCTGCTTGTGTAGATGAAAGTGACACACCCTTTGAAATAACTCCATTTGATACTGCCTGGGTTAAAATACTCTGACAAGCAGCTTTAATTAAACCATAACCAATATTGTTATAGGGTAAACTATTAGCACTGGTAAAGAGAGTTATTAGAGCAAGCTGAAGATTACTATTAAGCCAAATCTGATTAACATAACTATCTACCCAATTAAATTCTCCTGATACCTGACCATTATAGAAAATATTATAAGGTTGAGCAGCAGTGGCATAAGCCCCATAATAATTATATCCATTAGTAATTAAATTGGCAGCACTTATAGCATCTGTGACTGAAGGAGTTATACCAGAACCAGTTCTATAGGCATAAGAAATACGACCATTAATAGCATTATAATTAGTAGAAGCAGCCATTCCTAATACAAAGGCAGCTACAAGGGGATCCTTATATACTACACAAACACCATTAGTTTCATTAACCGTTAAATAATTACCAAAACCTATAAAATTAGAAGGATTTTCAGTCGCAGTAATATCAGTATCATAACATACATATAAAAATTCTAAATCAGTTCCATTAACCCACTGTGCAAATCCTTCTTTTAAGGTTAAAGAAGGTTCAAAAGCACTAGTAAAAGCTGCCCAATCAGAGTTGTAATTCTGTAGAGTATCCATAAAAGTTACTGGATCAACATTAGCTGAACCCTGTGAAAGAGTTGCACCAGTAGCTTGACTTAAAGCAATAGGAATACCAGAAGTAGAGAAGGAGATTGTGGTAGCTTCCAGAGAAGTAGTTCCACCAGTTAAAGTATAAGTAGAACCAGGAGTATTTAGAACACCTGAAGCAAGAGCAGAAATTACAACAGATCCAGTAACACCAGTAGCAGAAAGTGTAGAACCTAAAGTAATAGTTCCAGAAGTAGGAGCACTAACAAGAGTCATAACACCAGGAGAACCGGCAGTTAAAGTGCAAGTTCCACCAGAAGAAGCAGAAGCAGTGGTAGCAGAGCCAGAAGCATAGGCCACTGTATTAAGACCAGTTCCAGTAGGAGTAGTTACAACAAAAGCATTATATTGTGAAGACCAAGTAATAGTAGTTCCAGTAGCTCCACTTGTAAATGTAAATAGAGAAGTTAGAGAAGAGGCTGCAGAAGATGGAGAAGTGGCAGTAGCAAATACAGTTGAAACATCAGCTGAAGAGGTATATACTGTTCCATCAATGGTTAGAGTTAAACTACCTTTAATAGCATTTAAATTAGCAAGAGTAGTTAGAGAAGCTTGAGTGCCTCCTATAATAAAGGCAGCAATTGGAGAAACTGGATAACGACTAAAAAGAAGAGCAGTAGGAAGCATTGTAGCAGTAGTAAAACCACTAAAATAAACTTGGGCCATTTCTGCTTCCAAAGAAGTTGCTCCAAAATAAGCTGCTACACTGGCATATGTAGGAAAACTAACAGGAGCACCAAAAGGCAGATAGGCATATTCAGAAAGAATAAGACCATTTAATGCTAATGCTTGACCACTTGCCTGTAATACTGAAGGAGTCACAGAAATAAGTGTATTAACTGGTATGGTTGACATTTATTTTAATCCTTTTAAGAAAAAATTATTCATATAGTAGTAAGTTATATTTGAGTGTCTCTATTCAATAAATTATTGAGTATTTTGAACTCTATCAAGAACAATCTTACAAGAAGTTGCTGATTGATTGTATGAAATAAGTGTTGGATTATATTGTAGATGTAGTCTCATTATCCATCTTTCTTCCCATTGACCTTCTCTATTTAGAAAAGGAATATGAACAGGAGCCTCACTATATAATGGAGCAAAGAGGTAAGGTGAGAAAAAATCAACAGCCTGTGTAGAACGATAGGCAAGCTCTAACATACTTATCCAATCTGAACCAATTTCCCCATAACAATCTATCTGTAAAACATAATCTATACTATCTTGTAAAGTTTCACCATTATAATAACCAAATACAGAAGTAGAAGGTATAGTTCCATTATCAATATTTAAATTAAAGGTATTAGTCGCTTCTCCAATTGATAATATATTGGTATTTAACGCAATTCCTTCACCACTTATCCACATTCCGGGCATTATTCCAGTTCCTGATATAATTGTTAAAATTGTGCCAGAAATAGAGCCTGTTATTGTAGTAGATATATCGGCATAAGTATTAGTTGTTGTGGCTAATCTTGTTTTATTTAGATGATTTAATTGTATATAAGGTGGCTTTGGAGTAGATACCCTATTAATCATTTCTTTGACAACTTGATTTTGAGACACAGGTAAAACAGACTGTATCCAAGAAGACAGAGCAGTAAAGATATTAGTATCTGTAATTGAAAGAGTATACATATTTTAGGTATCCAATTGTTGTTTAATAACTACACAGGACCAAGCATCATAACTTTCTAGTATATGAACTACAAGCCAAGTAAAGCCATCAAAATATAATTTATCTCCACCTAATCCTCTACTTCTTATTACAGTGTTTAATTGTCCATTTATATATACTTTTCTAATTATTCCAGATAGATTAAGTCCATTTATATGTTGTAAATCTGAAGAGCTTAATTCTTGAACTTGTGCTTTTTGGATATAGGAAGGTAAATAATTAGGTATTTGAGTTCCATCTGGATTTACAGAATATCCATTTGAAATACTTATATTAACTATTCTATTAGCATTTACAGAAGCTATTGAGGAGGAAGCTATACTTTGTAAGTTCATGTTATATCCTTCTTTTTATTATATTATACCACACCTATTTTTTAGTTACTTTAAAGGATACCGCATCTAATAAATTACCAGTATCTATAAGTGGATCATTAAATCCTTTTGCCTTAACAGTAGAGGGGGCATTTGGTGGAGTATCCCATTCTCTCATAGTCTCTTGTAAATCACCCTTGGCTTGATTTCCTATAATATCTAATGCTTTTTCTCCATCAAACTTGGCATTTTTTAATGCTGGTGCTAAAAGTGTAGTCCAATTTTTACGATTTTGATTAACACAAGTAGAAAAGAAAGGTCTAGCAGGTATATTAGATGTGCCATATTCTTGATAAGCAGCTATTTCTGCGGCACTTTCTCCATTATCTCCTGCTGTGCTACCCTCTAAAAAACCAATTTCTAATTTAGCTCCTGCTTTTTTACCAATATCTCGTAATTTATGAGTTAATTTATCGAATTGGGGTGCTTTCATAACCATAACTAACCTTTGGGCACGTAAGTAGGAATTGGTTGAGGAGGACCAACATAAAAGAAAGAACGGAAACCAGCAGAAGCTTGCCAAAAAGAAGCACCATATTTAGTCTGCATAAACCAAGCTTCATAATCGCTTATATTTTTAGACATTTCAGACTTAACTTCAATACTACCTTGTTTAGCATCTGTTATACGACCTACTAACTGGCTTGCAGGTTCATCACTGGCACCAAAATAGATAAAGGCTATATGTGCAGTTAACATATTTAACAATAAAGCCCGATAATTAGTGTCAATTACCGGACTATTGTTAGTGTTATTACAATATATTTGAGCTTCGTTAAAGCATGATTGAAGATTTGCACTAACCCTTGTGAATTCTGGATAGCGACTTAAAAACATTCCTTGGTTAAAAGTAACAACACTCATTACATCCTTTACATTCTGATGACAGGTGAGTCATCTCTCTTTTTACCATCTTTTGAATCGGGTTCTATTGACCTAACTCTATCTGGATTAATTTGTTCTAAACCGTTTTTAGTTCCTTCTAATTCTTTGGCTTTAGAAGCAGCATAACTTCGATCATTTTTAGTCCAGGTAATACTTTTATTCATGAAGGGAGGAAAACCACATTCAGGATTATTTGGATCGGTATTAGGAACTGGAATATCTTTATATAATTCATTTTGCTGAATTACAAAAGCATCCCAAAGTTCTTTATCAACTACATTAATACTTCTATCAAGAACCATATTCTCATATGGAGTGCCCTTAAACTTACGATCTTTATTTGGAATGCAATAATGGGCAGCACCATCCAATTTAAATCGCTGCCCTGTTTTTGCAAGACGACAAACTAAACCATGAGGAAGAGAACACATTACGATAACTGAATCAGCCATTTAAATAACTCCTTTAATTTCTGGGTAGTGGGCTTTTGTTTTATTAATCAGTTTTATTATTTTAATACTTTTATAACTTTATTAAACACCAAGCAGCTGAACAATACCAGCAGGGAACTTAATAACAGTTCCAAAAGTTCCACCACTCTTCTTCTGATGAGTGCTAGAAGTTTCACGAACAATGGCATGAGCTCTTAACTTTTCAGTAAAGGCACAAATAGCAGTTTTCTGACCCTGAACTTCATCAAGAATTAGCTGAACAAGATTGCCAGAACTTGTGGAATACTGGGGAGCAACTTTAAATACCATCTTTGGAAATACCTTCTGCAGATATTCTTTAATGGAAGCAGTGCCATAAACATTCTGCATTGAGGTAGCTAAAACAGCTTCAGTTAGAGTTGACATAGCAAGTGTCATTGGTGAATCCATTCTAACATTACCCTGTAACTGGAACTGTAGCTGGGCAAACATAGCTTTTACATCAGCTAGAATCTGAACACCAGTAATAGTAGAAGCAGACCAAGCACCAGCAAGAGGAGTTAGTGGAGCAGTTAGAGAGGGGTCATTAAGAAGACCATAATTTTCCAGACCTAATACACCATAAAAATAAGTTTCATTCTGGAAGATGTTCATAGCCAGGGCAGCAGAACGATTGATTTCAGCAGCCTGATTAATCTTGCCCAGAGCAGCCTTTTCTAGTTCCAGATCACCCCATTCAGTAAAAATCTGATAACGGAATGCTTGGCGAGGCTCCCAGTTTGTATTAGTAGTTGCTCGACCGCTTTTAGCAAAATCTCCATAAACAGAAGTTTCACCAAGAGCTTCATTCACTGGGAAGAGGGCAGAATCAGTAGTCCAATCACCCTTCTTAACTTCACTACCTACTATATCAACAGCAGCTAATACAGCAGTAACAACATGAACCATTTCAGGATCAAGATACTGTGAAAGATAAGCAGGAATACCAGCATTACCCTGTAGAACAGCACCAGACTGAATAGGATTGGTTGGAGCAGTAGCATCAAATGCCATTATCTTTTTACCGGCATCCATACCAACAGTTGAATTGGTAGTAGATATGGCACCAGTAACTAGGCCATAACGATTTCTTGCAAAATCCACAAATTCACGTGGATTAGCCTGAGCCTGGGCAGTAAGTTCTTCCAAGGTTGGGCTGGTTAATTTAGACATGTGTAATTCTCCTTGAGATGTTATAAAATTAAAATTTAGTGAAGACTAATAGTAACTAAATCACCAACATTACCAGCACTTGTGAAATAGAAGGGAGTTTCAATAAAGGCAGTTGAGGTTACAGCCTGTGCAGCAATGGTTCCAGGTGTAGTGGAAAGATTTAAAGTGCCAGTAGAACCATTATAAGTGCCTAATGAAGTAATATAGGTTCCAGCAGCAACACTAGCTGAAGAAATTATCTGACCAACAGCAAAGGTTCCAGAAGTAGTAGCAGTAACAGTCATAACATTGGTAGCAAATGACGCAGTGCCAACACCACCACCAATACCAGTAGGAGTTGTGGTAGTTAGAGAACCAGCAGTAATGCTATATAAAGGAGCCTGGGTAAGAATAACAGTTCCAGTAGAGCCATTAAAGGTTCCAATCTGATCAATGAAGGTATTAAGAGGAATGTTAGTGCCAAATACTTGCTGACCAATGGCAGGAACACCAGAAGCCACAGCAGTAATATTTAGTGAGAAAGAACCCGCTGAAATAGTGCCAGTAATAGCAGAGGCAGAACCAAAACTATTAGTGTTAAAACTTCCAGCAACGCCAGCAAAAATATCACCGGTGAATAGGTTAGCAAATACCTTATTACCTATAACGGTTTCATTGTAAGGGTTAACTACAAAGAAATCACCACGATCAAAAAGTGTAACACCATAACCAGCAGGAATAGTTAGACCAGACTGCTGAAGGAAGGTAACATTTAATGCCTGCATCTCATTAGCAATAAAGCCAGTAGGAGCAACAGGAGGAAGTGAGCTGAAGTTATTTACAACAGCAGCTTCTGTGGAAACAGCATAGCTCATCCATCCAAACTTACCAATGACGGCACCTTGTGAACCGGCAGTTAGATTACCCTGACCAGCTTTAACAGTGTAAAGAGGATTTAGGGAAGCCTTGGAACCCACATTACCTTTTGGAAGATAATTATAAACTTGACTCTGAAATGACATTTAATTCTCCGTAAGAAAGAAAAGGATATGTATATTTATTAACCTAATTTTGGTGCTGAAGGAAATAGAGATTCCATACTTGCTTTATCTTTATTAGTAAGTTTAGAATCTTTTGCTATATTAGAAGCATTATTTTTAGATTGAAGCTTAAAAATAGCACGATAAGTTTTTGTATCCGCTGAAATACCTGTTAAATCTACGTTCATGGCATCTAAACCCATTTTATAGATGGCAAGAGTTGAGGCACCTTTAGCATTAACATCAATATCACCAACAACTGGCATTACTTCTTTAGCTGCCTGATAATGAGCTGCCATTCTATTTTCTATTTTCTTAATCATAGCATCCATAGCAGGTTTACCAATTGGGGTTTCTTTTTCATCGTCCTCATCATCATCATCATCATCAGAAGCAGGAGCAGGAACAGCTTTAGGGGCTTTACCTATTTCATCTATAAGACCGCTAATCTCATCCATAGTATCTTTTGGAAGATTAAGTGTTCCAAGTTTATTCATTAGTTTGGCAGCAGGAGCATCTTTATCTGAATCGGCACCAGCATCAGAATCCTCATCTTCGTCACTGTCAGAATCTTCATCACTATCTTCATCTTCATCTTCATCTTCGTCAGCAGCAGGTTCAGGCATTTCTTTAGCTTTTACCTTCTTTGATTCCTTATCCTTGTCCTTAAGATTAACTGGAAGGGCATCAGTATCTTCATCACTATCTTCATCTTCATCACATTCAGGAGCTAGAGAAGTAGGACCAGTTAGAGCACCAAGAATGTCAGGAAGATCAGATAGGTCAGCATCACCAACTAAACGTGAGCCAAATAAATCTTTTACAGAACCAGCAATACCATTAATCTGCTTATTAAACTTGGCAGTATTAATTTTACGGGCTATTGAATCTAATTCTTCCGGCTTAATTTTAGAATCAGCTGCCATTTTAGGAGCAAGATAAGTAGCAAGACACCCAACTACTCGATGACCTAACGGCTGAATTGGCTGAATTGATTTTTGTTTCTTTATTGTCATGTTAAAAACTCCATGTAGAGTATAATCTCAAACTATTAAGTAAATTAATTCTTTTTGCGACTTTTATTTAGTATGCTTAAACATTGCCATTCTTTTTAATGCTTTTTTAGCCTCCTCCTTACTTTTACCTGACCATATTTTCTTCCCTGTCTTTTCTGAACGAATTGACCAAGGACCATTCTCTCCAGGTTCATGAATAATTGTATCAGAAGTAATTAATGGAGTTAGCATATTTTTAATTTTATCAGAGGTGTTAATAGTTTCAGAAATGGAGCAAATTGGATAAAGTAAATCAGCAATTTTTTTAGCTATTTTTAAATTATCTGGCTTGTTATCTGCTACACACACATCATGTCCTGCTCTACCTTCTGGAACTATAGCAACATGATTTCCTTTAATATTTGTCATTATACCATCATAATGAACTCCGTTAAATTCGCCAGATTCTAATACTATATCATAAGCATAAGCACAAGAAATCTCCTTCTGCTCTTCTGTTTGAATTGCTGCAATAGCTCCGGCAGTAAAAATAACTAAATCATTAACAAGATAAGGTTCTTCAAATCTACATAAAGAACCTGTGGCACCTATTTGATGGGCCTTAATATTGGTATTTTCAAGATTAAAAGAAGATAGAGGAATATGAACATCCATTAGTGGAAGATTATTAAAGGTAGAAGCCGCCTTCGCCAATTCATCTGCTGGTCTTAAAATATAATAAACTCTATTACTTTCTAATGCTAATTGTTCCCAGTCAGGAATTTCATAACCATTATAAGGAGATATTTGATTTTTTGAAATATTACAACCTGATACATGTAAAAAACCATTAGTATCATAGGAACGTGAGGTAAGTTTATCGTAGGTTAATCGTTCATTTTTATAAGTAATCATTTTACTAATCATTTTATATTCCTTTTATATTCCTTTTATCCTTTAATTCCTATAATAAAGTTATATTTCTGGTTCACAACTACAATTACAGTTAGGATGAAGTGGCGGAACATCATCACCAGAAGAGAATGAGGTATTAATATCTATTGGTCCGTCTGCTTCATTACTGGCACATTCATCACAAGCATCAGAAGCAGCTAACCAAGATTTTTTTGTAATGCCATGTAATCTATAACTATCTATCTGACCATTACTTTTAGCTGCTCTTGATTCTGTTAAAGCAACCATACGAGCTCTTGAAGCAGAAAAGGCATGTGAAGAAGATAAAGTAGTGGCTAATTTATCAACAGACCAGTTTTGAGTCATAGCCTTGGTTATAGTTGTATTAATATTATCTTTGGTTGTTTGATCTATACCTGTTATTAATTTAGCGGCATTATTTTTAGCCCAATTAATACTTTCTTTTCTTGCCTGTTCTGTATAAATAGAATCACCAGTTATATTCTGTTTAACTTGTTCTGGGAGTCTTAATTTAGCTTCTGCGCTTTGATATCCATTAAAATACAGTTTAGAAAGTGGCTGTTTTAATTTATCAGTAATTATATTTAGCTTGTCTATATTTAAGCCATAATTTAAATCTTTATAATGTCCACTTTTTCTTATTTGAGAAGTTAATGAGGATAATTCAGAAGATAGATGGTCCATTACTATATTATAAATCTTCTCTTCGGCTCTATTTAATTTGACATTATCTAAAGATTTATCAGAAGCAATATTAGAATCAGTAGCATTATCAGTATCGGGCTCATCTGATTCTTCTTCCCCTTCTCCTTCCTCTTCTGGTTGGGTGGTCTGTGCTTGTTCTGTTGGTTCTGCTGTTTGTCCTAATTTGCCACCCTGTAAGAAACCACCTTTAGGATTAGAAACATCTATATTGTTATAACCAGAAGTTGGATCAGATGCTACCTTTTCTCTGATTTCCTGTGGAGTAAATACTTGTGTTTGAGCATATACAGAATCAGTTTCTCCATCACTCTTACGAATAGCTGCCTGTTCTTTACCAGTTATTTCAAAGAGGGGTTCAAAATCAAAAGTTAAATCTTCCAGTATCTCACCAAATTCAGAAAGCATGATTACTTTGATAAGATGTTCTAAATTCTCTCTAAAAAGACATTCTTGCATATCATGAATATAAGAATAATAAACTTTTAAATCACCCTCATTAGTTGGATTTAGCCCAGAAGGAGTAATACCTAATAGAATAGTTAGAGGAGTTTTAGCAACAGCAGCCATATGTTCCTGTGCCTGTGATTGTAGTTTTTCAAGACCGGATAAATTAGTCTGTATTTTCTCCAATTCCTCTGAAGAATCTAATAAAAATATACCTTGAGAATCTTGCATTCCAGTAAAGAAACGGGCCTTATCTAAAATCTCCTGATATCTATTTCCCTGTAAGAGCATTTGTAGATTAATTTTTAGAGTTGTAGTAGAATAATTTTTAAGTAATTTTCCAACAGCATTACGAGTAGATAGCCAATAATCTACATAAGGCTGTGCTAATTGAGATAGAGACATGCCAGAAAAATTATATACTGGCTTTAATAAATCAGGTAAAGGACGAGACACAAAGGTTAATAGGCGAGAACGATGAACCTTCTGACCATATACCCACCAAGCTTCAGGAACATAGTAATTTTGTTTGAGTGGCCAAGAAGCATTATAAGAAGCAGGATAAGTTGTAATAGGCTCAATAAGTTTCAAAGCCTTAATGCTATCTCTTTTAATCTTTAATGGGGATAGGGTTAAAGGAGTTTCTAATTCTTGACTAACTTCAGTAGATATATTACCTCCTGAATCTCCTAAATCCATAAATATCTGACAACGGCCCATAAAACCATCCATAGCTGCGGCAGATTGAAATAAATCCCTAGCCTTTAATTGTTTTAGTTTGGCCTCTATTTTATATATTTGTTCTCCTCTATCTTCCTTGCTTGAAGTTCTAAATTTAATCCACTTTCTTGTCATTTCTTTAGCAGTTCGTTCAGATAAATCACGATATTCTGTAATTTGTGTAAGTTCTGTCAAATAAGGAAATCCAGGAAAACCTAATCCACTAAATAGAGTAGCAGTTGAGGCAAATTCCCCAGATAAATAATCATCAAAGGCTATATTATTATTTTTTATAGCTGCAGAATCTGAACATATTTTAGAGGGGGGAATATAAGGCTTATTAGAATATTGAGGGGTAATAACAGGAACAGAAGATTGGTTCATAAGAGATAATACTTCTGATATTTTGCCAGAGTTTTTCTGTAGAGCCTCTTCTCTGGCTTTAATAGCTTTAGTATTATTCTCATTTTGCTCTTTACGCTTTCTCTCAACATATTTATTATCAGAAAGCCTTTTAAAATAGTTTCTTATTGACTTACTTGGATTAATCATATTTTATATCTTCCTGTAAAGTAATTTTATAGGTATATTTATTATCTGTAGCCCAATCCTAATCCTGCCCCTATTCCTCGTCCAGAACCTAACATATTTAATAAGGCTTGTGGAATTACAACAGGCTTACCATTAGATTCAGCAAAGGCATTTAAACATTGGCTCATACAATCTATATTATCATCATGTGTCCCATTTGGAAAAGCACAAATCTCATTAATTAGGTTATTAGTCCAAGGTTTAAAATCTGGTAATTTAATTTTTTTAATTTCCCATAAAGGCACAGAATGTTGATTAGCATAAAACACTTTATCTTTATCCTTATATACTGGACAAACTGGTAGATTAGTCGTTTCTTGTAATCTTTGAACTAATACATCACCATGGGCATTTTTTTCTATAATTATCTTACTTGTTTTAGGATAAGAAGCATATAATACTTTAATCTTATCTTCCACTTCTGTATATGATAGTTTTTCTGTGGCACATTCTAATAACCAATAGCCATCTGTATCAGTTTCTCCCCAAACCTGTAAACCACAAGGGTCATTCTTCTCACCCTTATGAAATGCTGGGTCACAACTGATAAATATACGAGAAAAAGTTTGATAATTTAATGCAGTATTTGAATAAAGACTTACAAACTCTTTTTTAAATAGTTCTCCCCTACTGTCTACTGGTAATTGATTATATTGAGTTGAGAAATAAGCAGAACCACCAACACCATTTCTTAATGCTTCTATTTCTTTTATGCCCCATCTATCAGATAATAGCAATTCTTTATCATGAGTTCTCGGGTCTTCTATAAGTTTCTTTCCTTCCCTATCATATAATATAGCTTTTCTATTTAAGTCATATTCCATTGGCAAACATAAATGCTGCCATAATGTTCCTTCTTCTGCTAATACATGTCCAGTTAAATCCTTCTCATGGTTTCTCTGGGCTATTAAAACTATTATAGCCTTTTTAGGGTCATTCATTCTACTTGCTATTGTCTGATATAACCTATTAATTTCATCAAGAGACACATTACTGTTTACTATATTACTTTGTGTTATATCATCTAAAATTAATACATTACCACCAGCACCTTGAATACTACCTGTGATTGTTATACTTGTTCTTGTGCCCTTTTTTGTATTCTGAAATATATTATTATTATCCTGCTTCTTATTGAATGCCCAAGAAATATCAAAGGTAGATTTAAACCAAGAAGAAGATAGTAAATCATGTGAGGCTACTGATGTGCTACTTAAAATCCTATCAGAGCCAGCAATACTTAATATAGATTCAGAAGGATTATGTAGCCAAATCCAACAAGGGAAGCAAATAGAAGTTATAGTTGTTTTAAGACTTCTTGGAGGAACTGATATAACTAATCTTTTCTTATTTAATTTGCCCTCATATAATGCTTGTAGACTATCAGCAATCATCTTTATATGCCAGCCAGTTGTTAGAGGCATAGAAGGATTTATTATAGGCCAAGAAGCTAATACAAACTCATAAAAAGAATCCAGATAGATGCTTTTTCTTAATTCATGCTCAAACTTTGCTGTTTCTTGTTGTGAGGGCATGTTAGAAGCTTTATATTTTTTATGGTCTATATAACTCATATTTTTATCTCTTTATTTTTATAACTATGATAAAACTTTTTATTGAAGACGCTTATAACCCATTCTCATAAATAATTTTAATAAAAGCTGCTGAATAACTGCTATATTTCATTAGTTATATCACCATCAATTGTATTATCAGAAAGGGTGGGAAGGGATATAATAGATGGTTCTTGTATTGTCTTTATAACACTCATTTTAAGTAACATTTCCTTTCTTTCTTCTATATTAAACTTTGTAAAATCATAGATAACATTATTAGTCTTATTCATAACATTGACATTAATATTATCATTTGTATAGCCTAATATTTTTGCCATAAGTGTTAAACTTTGATTTACAGCATTTAATTTTCCTGTTTCCATGCCTAATTTAATAACTTCATCTAACTTTGCTAATATACCTTCTACACTTCTTGTAACAGAAATGGCAGCTTTATTAATAATAGTAGTTTGTAATTTATGAATTCGTGCTATTACTTGTGGTCTATCTAATATACTATAACCATAAATCTCTCTTGAATGTTTACTTGGATTGGCTACTTTACATGGGTAGGCAATATCAAGAGCAGCAATTACGTTTTGTTTATTTTTTACATATTCCTGACAAAATAGTTCTTCTTTTGCCGTTAGCTTATTAATTTTCTTACTAATTTTATCAGAATTGTTAGCTTTAGGCATGGGCATACTTCTTTCCATATATTAGTAATTAGATAAAAAAATGTATTCATCAATCAAGTTTTTATAGGCTTCTTTAACTTCTTTTAAATGGAAACCTGTTTTTATAACTAATTCTTTAATAAGGCTGTCATTATTTTGAGCAATTATTCGTCTATTGCTATCCCTATTATTTTTTAATAGAGCAAGTAATGGTTCTGCTAATGGATTAAAACTATCGGATAAAAAGTCCATAAAATAGTTTAATTCATGTAATTTCTCATCATCAATAGGATAATCT